ACCCTTACCATAACCCTTACCCTAAGGGTGCAAAAAGAAACAAAAGACAAAGACTAATATAAAGTTAAAGCATAAGAAGAATTATAAGAATAAAAAGAATTAGCAAAATAAGTATTGACAAGTTCATTTGTTTAATATTAAACTTGGGGAGTTAATTAAATAAAGGAGAATAAAATGATAGTAGAAATAATCGCATACTCAGTATTTACAATATTTTTCTGGGAAATGTTTAAAAAGGTGGTACAAGAATGGATACAGTAATTAAATTTAGTTTTAAAGAATTAGAATTGTTGATTGAAGTAATGGAACGAAATAGAATTGACAATGATAATGAAAATAAGTTAAGGCATGAACTACGACAAATTCGTAAAGATGCAGAAATAAAGAAAAACACAGATACAGAAGTATTGGCTAATAAGCCATCAGAAGAAGTGAGATTAAATCCTTCTATGAGTACTGCTGTTGATGAAATAGAATAAGGAGAAAATATGGCTTTTGTAAATTTAAAAGACCTAAAAGCAAATGTAGGTGGTCAGTTGAGATTGACTTTAAACTCAGCAGGTGTCTACGAAGAAAAAGAATGGCAAGGTAAGAAGTTCAATACCTTTAAATACGAAGTAATCCAAGATGGCACAATAAGCACCTTAGATGCTACTGATGCTTTAAAAAGAAAGTTAGATGCAATACCTCAAGGAAGTGATTTCCTATTAAGTTGGGAACAATTTACTACTGATGAAGGACAGCTTAGAAACTATTGGAAAGCAGAACCAGTAAGTAAAGATTCTGCTAATCCAGTATTTGAGAATGTAAAGAAAAGCATCAATGAGTTTGACCAAAAACTGCAAGCAGATAAAGCAGTAAAACAAGCAGTAGAAACTACTAATACCACTTACACGAATGGTGCAAGAATGGGTATGATTTTCAACAATGTAGTTAAATTGTATATTGCTAATGATATGTCTTGGACTACTGATGAGTTTGTAAACAACTTTAAACGAGTTGAAGCTTGGGTAGAAGCTTGTGAAAATCCTAAAGCGATACCACAGGCAAGTAAACCTAATGAGCCAGTTGCCGAAGAATCGGTACAAATAAATGACGACGACTTACCATTCTAATGAGTAACGAAAATACAGTAATAATGCTCTTATTAGTGATTGTTTGGTTAATAGTTGCATTATTTGGAATTATGTTTGTGGGGTTAATTATAGTGTAGAAACTGGGGCAGCTACTTCTTATTCCTTTGTTTAATTAACATGACCAAATCGAATAGTAGCTGTCCCTTTCTCCTGAAAGGATATTATGAAAAAAATAGAGCATAACAATAATTTCACTCATGATTTAGATTTTGGTAAATGGGGGGAAAGTATAGTTGCTGAACTTTTAGATAATTCATTAGTTGAAGTAAAAACAGAAAGAGCATCACACCCTAATGAAGAAAAAAAATGGGTTACTACTGGAAATCATTTTGTTGAATATGGAGGTCGTGATAATAAACCAAGTGGTATTTCTACTACTAAAGCAAAATGGTGGTTTGTTAATTTTACTATTGCAGATGATGTAATTTTTGGAAGTTTTATTAGTGTTGAAATGTTAAAGGATAAATTAAAAAAAGGAAATTATAAAAGAGTTATTGGTGGAGATTTAGACAAAGATGGCAATCCTACAGCAAAAGGTTTACTATTTCCTATAAAGGAGTTTTACACATGGGAAAATTAAAAATATTTCCAAGCGACTCTATATGGAGTAAATATATTAGAACAAGAGATAATTGGACTTGTCAAAGATGTGATAAGAAATATGCACCACCTACTTCTGCTTTACATTGTTCACATTTCTGGAGTAGAGGGGCTTGGAGTGTAAGATTTGATGAAGATAATTGCCAGGCATTATGCTATGGCTGCCACTCATACTTAGGTGGTAATCCACAAGAGCATAGAGAATTTATATTGGATAAATTAGGACAAGAAAGATTTGATGCTTTACAGAAAAGAAGAAATACTGCATTAAAGTCAGGACAAAAGAAATTTTTATTATCAAAAGAATTTAGAAAAGAAGTACAATTAATGTTAGATAACTTAAATCTTAAAAAGTCAGAAGATTTTTACGACTATTTAGATTAGGAGAAAAAAGGAGAATAAAATGAATAAAGAAAAAGACACCAAAGAAGTAGAACAGAACGAAGATATAATATATCTATCAAGTTGTTGTGGTTGGGAAGCACAAGGACACATACACATTGATGGCGAAGGCGAAAACATAGAAGCTATGGCTATGTGCAGTAAGTGTTATGAAAATACTGAATTTTATGGTGAGGTACAATAATGGCTAAATCACACCCAACTTATGATGTGTTTGGTAAACACATGGGAACAATACAAGAAAGATGTAAAAATGCAAATATACCTGATGCTTGGAGTGAAGAAGGGATACAGTTAAGAGAAGATTTTGCAAAAGAGCATGGTAGGGCTTGGTGGGTATTTGACTACTATGAGAAAGTAGCTGCTTTTAAACAAAGACCTTGGATAGAAGATTACATGATAAAGGAGAGAAGTAAATGATAGACACAATAATTACAATAGGTGTACTTTATGGTTGTTACAAATTGTTTCCAAAAGTATACAAAGAAATACACAAATTAGATTAATTAATAAGGAGAATAAAGTATGGCACATACAATATACAAAAATGGCAAAGGAAAACGACTTAAATCAGTTACTACTATAATCAATGGTAATCTTGGTTGGAAAACTGGGGCTTTAATTGGTTGGAATCTTAAACTGGTAGACCAAGGATTAAACCCAAGAGCAGAACTTAAAAAAGCAGGACAAATTGGTACACTTGCACATAACATGGTAGAACAGTTTATCAAAGGTGGTTCAGTTATCCTAGATGGGTATGAACCTGAAGTAATATCAAAAGCTAAAACAGCTTATTATGGATTTTATGAATGGTTTGTTAATAACAATGTAACCTTTCATGAAACTGAATTAAAATTAGTTTCAGAACAATATCAATTTGGTGGAACATTTGATGCGATATGTGAAGTGAATGGTAAGTTAGTTATTTGTGATTGGAAAACATCTAATAATGCTTATTCAGAATTTCTAATCCAATTAGGTGCTTATAGACAGCTAATAAAAGAGAATCTTGACCACGACATAAGAGGTGCAATACTTCTTAGATTGGATAAAGAAGAAAAAGGAGTCTACGAAGAACACCATTACAAGATTAAAGACTTGAATTGGGGTTGGAAGATGTTTAAGTTATTATTAAAAATACAGGAGAATAAAAGATGAGAAAACGATTTTTAGATGCTGACATTAATTCAAAGAGCTGGTATAGAAAGCTAACTGCACAAGAAAAAGTGTTATGGTATTATATAAGCACAAGTTGCACCCATGATGGATTCTGGGAAAAAGATGACGAAGCTATACAGTTTTATTGTAATGGATATGATGGTCAAATTCCAGAAGTAATTAAAGATAAAATGGGCATGATACAAATAGATGATTCACAATACTTATTAAAAGAGTGGATTAAGTTTCAATACAAAGAACTAAAAGAAAATGTATCTACTCATAAAAGAATCATTGAAAGACTTAGAAGAAAAGGGTTAGACCAACACTTTCCTGAATTACAAGAGAGTTTCTAATGGATACCAAAGAACTGAACAGCATATTAGTATATTGTAAAGTAAACGACATCTATGAAATTCAATATGTAGAATCTGCAGGTAGAGTTTCATCAGAACTACAAAACACAATGGAACTATATTGCTTTAAGTACAACAAATACATACCAGTAAAAGATATAATAAAAACAGCCAAAGAACATGGCTACAACAAGGATTTGGGATAAAGATAATGAACACATATTGGCATTTAAAAGGAGTGTCGCAGGTAACCAATCCTGTCTACCCTTGGTCAAATATATGCTTTCGAGTCTTATTGGTCTGGCGACATATCCCAAAAGAATTAATATGAAAAATAAAATACTATGTGGAGATAGCTTAGAAGTCTTAAAAGACTTTGAAGATAACTACTTTGATAGTGTAGTAACCGACCCACCTTATGGACTTGCCTTTATGGGAAAGAAATGGGATTATGATGTTCCCCAAGTAGAATTATGGAAAGAAGTATATCGTGTCCTAAAACCAGGTGGGCATTTACTATCATTTGCAGGTTCAAGAACTTATCACAGAATGGCAGTCAATATAGAAGATGCTGGATTTGAAATAAGAGATATGTTAGGGTGGTTATATGGTAGTGGATTTCCTAAATCACATAATATTGGAAAAGCAGTAGACAAACTTGATGCAAAAGAATTAAGAATTAAAAGAAAAGTAAAATTTACAAAATGGCTAAAATCAACAGGAGTTACTGTAAATGATTTAAATAAAGAATTAAGGAAAAATAATTTAATAACAGAAAAAAGTAGTGGGGCATCGCATTTTTTAGATATAAAAAGCCAACCTGCAATTCCGACTCTTGAAATGTTTAATTGTTTTAAACATTTAATTCCAAAACCACCGAAAGAGATAATGAATCTTATATTAGAAAGAACTGTGGAAAGTGAAAATTTTAAAAATAGAAAAGTAGTTGGTAAAAAAACATCAGGAATTGGAACTGCTTTTGGTGAAGGAGAATGGAAATCAGGAAAAGCAGAAGAAGTAGATATAACTATTCCTAAAACAGAACAAGCAAAACTATACGAAGGTTGGGGAACTGCACTAAAACCTGCACACGAACCTATTGTAATGGCAAGAAAACCATTTAACACATCAGTAGCAGAAAATGTCTTAACACATGGCACAGGTGGAATAAACATAGATGAGTGTAGGATACCATATAAATCAAAAGATGATATGGAAATTAGAACTAATTTAGAAAGAGATGTAAATAAATTAGGAGATGGAAATTTTGGTGGTGGTAAATATTCACAACCAGTAGAAAGTGGAAGATTCCCTGCAAACATAATCCACGATGGAAGTGAAGAAGTATTAGAAGTATTTGAAGAAAGTAGTAGATTCTTTTATTGTGCCAAAGCAAGTAAAGCAGAACGAAATATAGGGTTAGATGATTTATCTACTAAACAAACAACAGGTGGTGGTGGTGGAATTGGAAACTATTTAGATGATATTAATTCAGCATCAGGGAAGTATGGAAGTGAAAAAGCACCACAAAAAAACTACCACCCAACAGTAAAACCAATCAAACTAATGGAATATTTAGTAAGACTGGTAACACCTAAAGAAGGCATAGTATTAGAACCCTTTGCAGGTAGTGGAACAACATTAATAGCTTGTAAGCAACAAGGATTTAATTATATAGGTATAGAAAGAGAACAAGAATACTGCGATATAGCAGAAGCAAGATTAAAAGGAGTTCAAATACAAGGACAACTATTTTGAAAAACATTGAAAACGAAGCAATTGGCTATCAACAGCTAATAGACGAGGTAGAAAAAGAACAAGCAAAGATATTAAAAGAGCTAAAATATGTTCTTACTGGTATACAAGGGGGAAGGTCATTATCAGACCAAGAATATCAATGCTTTATTGAACGAGCATTAGAAAGAAAGAAATTTGACGATATAGCTTACAACATGAGAATATCAGAAAGTTCAGCAAAGACTTATTATAATCGAGCCATAAAAAAGCTATCGAAAGAAGCCACTTTGGTAAAATATAAGCTTCGTAGAAAATGAAAATATTAAATCTTTATGCAGGAATAGGTGGCAATAGAAAGCTATGGGGTAATGAGCATAAAATTACTGCTGTTGAATATGATAAAGATATTGCTGCAATATATAAAGATTTCTTTCCTGATGATAAAGTATTAGTAGAAGATGCACACGATTACTTATTAAATCATTATGAAGAATATGATTTTATTTGGAGCAGTCCACCATGTCCAACACATAGTCAGATAAGATACAATATTGGATTTAAAGCAAATAGAAAATATAAAAAAGTAAAAGCAGTTTATCCTGATTTCAGTCTTTATGAAGAAATAATACTTTTACAATATTGGTTTAATGGTAAATATGTTATTGAAAATACGATACCTTATTATGAGCCATTAATTGCAGGTAGGAAAATGGCAAAGCATATTTGGTGGACTAATATACATTGTTCTGATATTGAAATTAAAAGTAGAGGGCATAGGGGAGGAACAGTAGAAAGTTTATCTAAATTAAAAGGTTTTGATTTGTCTGGATATAAGATAAAAGATAAGAGAAAAATTTTGAGAAATTGTGTAGAGCCAGAAATAGGATTACATTTTTTAAAATCATTAAATAACAAAGAACAGGAAGAACTATTTAATGAATAAATTAGATAAAGCATATAATCAATTAAAAGAACTATCTCATAGTACAGACTACCACCATTACTTGCATAACAAGTATTACACCTACCAACAGCAACTAAAGACCATAAATAATAAACTGGATAAAGAAATGGCACATATCCAGGACAATAGAACACCTGAAGAACACTTTATGGATATATGTAGGGGTTGGTTAGTAGAAGATGTATTTACTTATCTATTCTCTTTGCCACCATATAAAGAATTAACTGCGACCTTTGATAACCATGACCAAGATAGAGTAATAAGAGTCATGAGAAGGGAGATAACTGCAGCACCTGATTTCAAAGTAACCTATAGAAACAAAACCATAAAGATAGAAGTACAGTCCTTGTTTGCTGATATACCCTTTTTTCACATCAAAGAACATAAAGCTAAAAAGCTAACCCACAGAAATAGTTTCCTGATACAATTCAATATCCCACATCAACAGATAGTAGTATTTGAGCCACATCAAGTCAAATTAGGCACATATAGACTAATAGACGACTTTAGTACCGATACCATAAAGAAGTATGGCTATAAGTACATAATAGATGACCTACCTGAAGAAATGATTGTATCAAACTTCGTCGATAAATTGCCTAAAAAAATAATTTCTCTTTTTTCTTGACAATAGCATTAGAAATGTATAATATGTTATATGTTAATTAATGAAGGAGAAATAATGATTAAAAAAGATAGACAAATTTTAGTATTTAATAATGCACAAGCAGGAAGTTATTATGATAATACAAAATGGGCATACAATAAAAAACAAGACTTACTAAGAGAAGGATATAATATTGTAAAAGAAATGAATGGTAAAAAATTAATCAAAGTAAATGATGATGGAACATACCAAAGCAAGTTTAATCCTACTTGGAACACTATAATTCTTGAAAGATAAACATACTACCTCAAAGCAAACAACCCCCTGAAATATGGGGGTTTTTTGTAGTCCTAAATAAATTATCTTTATCAACAATATCAACACTTACAAGCATTTAGAACTCTTAGATAAGGGTTTCTTGTAGTCTTTTTCCCTATAGGGTAGAAGGGTAACACCTTCCCTTTCGTTTTAATAACGAACACATAACCTTCAAATAGTGGGGTGATTAGTTTGGCTGCAGCTAAAACAACAAAGGTTGTAAAACAACCAAAAAACAACGAAAAACTTGTTGGTGGAATAACTGGCAAGGGTTGGAAAAAAGGACAATCAGGTAATCCTAATGGAAGACCTAAATCTGGTTTTGCCTTAAATGAATATATCACCGATCTTGCTAATGTAGAATTAGAAGATAAAAAGACTATGTTAGAAGCTGTTGTAGGTAAAGTATATGAAGAAGCATTAGATGGTAATATGAGTGCTATTAACTTCCTGGCAGATAGAATCTTGGGTAAACCAAGTCAAAGTATAGGAATCAAAGATGTTTCAGATGAACCAATTAAGGTATTTGATATAGATGGACTGGACGATTGATGCCACAAGGAAATCAATCCTTAAAGACGATACACGATACAAAATCTTATCCTGTGGTAGAAGGTGGGGGAAGTCTTACTTCTCTATTTTATTTTTATTATCTAAGCCTTTTAAAACTAACGAGAGAAGGTGGATTGTTTTTCCAACATATAGACAAGCTAAGATGGTATCTTGGTCAATACTCAAGGACATCTTTGCACATAAAGAAGTCAGTATCAATGAAACTGAATTATCTATTACACTTGATAATGGTGCAAAAGTTGAACTTAAAGGGGCAGACAAACCTGACTCACTTAGAGGAGTATCTACAACAATGGTAGTGCTTGATGAGTACAGTTATATGAAAGAGAATGTGTGGGGAGAGATTATACAGCCGACTTTAGCAGAAACTAAAGGTTCGGCTTTATTTGTAGGAACTCCAACTGGAGTACAGAACCACTTTTATGATTTATTTGTTAAAGGACAATCAAAGAATAGTGATTATAAGTCCTGGCAATTTACCACATTAGATGGTGGCTTTATTTCTGAATCAGAAGTAGAGAATGCCAAAAAGAATTTAGATAAGAGAACTTTTGAACAAGAATATCTTGCAAGTTTTCTTACTGCTGCAAATAGAGCAGCATACAATTTTAGTAGAGATATACATTGTAGAGTAATGGAGAAATCTCCAAGAATGTTTTGGGGAATTGACTTTGGGGTAGCATCTTATATGACTGCTTTATTAATGTGTGAAAATACTGCAGGGGAACTTTATGTATTTGATGAGATTGGATTACAGAACTCTAACACCTTTGAATTGGCTAAGCTTATGCAGTTAAAAGGTAGAGGATTACCAGTATATCCTGACCCAGCAGGTAAGGCAAGAACCAGTAATAGTACAAAGTCTGACCATAGAATATTGCAAGAAGCTGGGTTTACAGTTATAGCTAAGAAAGCTAATCCAACTCAGAAGGATAGACTGAATGCCTTGAATAAGATGTTAGAAGATGCTACTGGGAAAGTAAGACTCTTTATTAATCCTAAGTGCAAGAACACTATTAGAGATTTAGAATTATGTACTATGGAGAATGGTCAAATACTAAAGACCGAAACATTATCTCACTTCTTAGATGCTTTATGTTATCCAATCGATTATAGATATGGATTCAAAGGACAAGCTAAGGCAATAGAATGGTAATGTTTTTATTAGGAATGAGTGTTGGAATTATTGTTAGCATGATAAGTGCTATGGTATGGGGATACCGATTAAGTATAAAAGAAGAAGAACTAAGTAGAGAAATGATAAAGGATTTCCAGGATAGATTCTTGGAAACCGAAGAACAAAAAATTTATAAAAGGTATGAATCATGATAATTTATAATTTAACAGAAAAGATGTTGTATGACTTGTTAATGGATACAATAGAAGAAGGATTAGAAAAAGAACATAGTGAACGAGAAAGATTGTTAGACTACTTCGAGGGTATCAATCTTGAACACGATATTAAAGGATACTTTGATAGTGAATCTCTTTCACAAATCCCACCTATGTACATTAATCTTGTTAGAAATATTATTAGTCGTAGAGCATTGGTCTATCAACAAGCCCCAGTAAGATTTAATGAAAAATACACAGATATTTTAGGCAATTTTGATTCTGTAATGAAACAATTTGAACAGCTTACTTATCTATTAGGTACAGAAGCTTTATATACTCATTGGGATGACAATGCAAAGAAGCTAAAGTACAGACCAATCCACTTCTTTACCCCATTCTTTAAACCTAATGAGGATGAACCTTTTGCTATTATGTATCAAGCAGAATCACAGCTACAGGGTAGAACAGAAGATGCTCAATATATGTTCTGGAGTAAAGAAACAGAAGATATGGAAGGTAAACACTTCATGATAAGCAGTAGAGGTGCTATTACTTCTATTGTAGAAGGGGATAGAAATCCTTATGGAGATGTCTTACCATTTAACATAGCACATAGACACCCATTTACAAGAGATTTCTTTAGAGAAGGGGCATCAGACTTAGTAGATGGTATGAGAAGTATTAACATTATGCTAACAGAACTTGCTTTGCATGGAAGATTCCAATTAGGACAACCAGTATTTACTGGATTAGATACTGAACAACGAATCACTATGGGACAAGATAAAGCTTTAGTATTACCTGAAGGTGCGAACTTCCAATATGCAACACCAAATGCAAATGTCCAGGCGATGATTGAATCTACGAAGTACATGGTAGATAGTATTGCACAATCCAATAATGTTAGAATCAACTGGGCAGATAAGAGCCAAGAAAGTGGATTAAGTAAGAAGATGTCCGAATTAGATTTAATGGATGCTTTAAGAAGTGATACAGAACAAATATATAGACCATTTGAGAAACAACAATTCCAAATTGCTAAAAGAATCTGTGAAGTATCAGGTGGTATTAATCTTGGCGACCAATTCAGTATAGACTTTGCAGAAAGAGAAGTGCCTATGAGTACTGATGAAGAAATCAAATACTATTCTTGGGCATTCCAAAATGATTTAGAAACAAGACAATCTTACTTAAGAAAGAAGAATCCTGACTTCAAGGAAGAAGAAATACAAGCTATTGTGGAACAGATAGATGCTGAACAACCACAAGCACAAGAAGAAACATTGATAGACCAAATTATTAAAGCCCAACAATGATAGACGACTTAGACTTTTATCAAAAAGATATGGAAAAAATCCAGAAGAAACTTCTGAATAAGATTGAGAAAGTTCTTGCTGGGTTAGTCGTATTAGATGATGCAGGATTAGCACAAGCATTTAGAGAGATTGACTTTGTTGATGACTTGACCAAGTTAGGATTCCCTGCATTGTTAGCTAAAGTAAAAGGAAATTATGATAAACAAGTAGTAACAACAGTAGCTGGATTAAGTGCAGCACAACGAAATAAACAAAGAGTTGCAGCAGTACAAGCAATAGAGATATTGGCAATCCTTGACTTAACTACTATATCATCAGGAGTAACAAGATATGCTAACGAATTAAAGACTGCTATGTTTAGAGGATTATTAACAGGGCAAAGTTCTGCAAACATTATGGCAGGGCTTACTGAAACTTATGGAGTAGGTAGAGCATTGAGCAGTAAACAACAAGTAGCATTATTAAATGATAGTTTTGCACGATTTGCAAGAACGACTACTGCAAAGTTATTTCAGGATGTTCCTGAACAGAAGTATGAATATGTAGGACCTGATGATGAGGTAACAAGAGATGAATGCCTTACAGGATTAGCAGCAGGGCAAATAACTGCTGACCAAATACCTACAGAAACCGATACAACCATTGAAGGTGGTGGTGGATTTAATTGTAGACATGAATGGATACCAGTATAATGAAAGCATCTGACATAGCAAACTTTACTAAAACCAACTATGGTCAATTAGCATCTCATGCAAGAGGGTTAATTGTTAAAGACATGAACAATGGTGTTATGCAAAATGGTATTAAGAAATATAAGTCAAAAGAATATGCAGCAAAGAAAGCAACTGGTGCATTAGGAAAATTTAGAAAGAGTGATAGAGTAACCATGTTATTAAGTGGTGAAACAGCAAGAAGAATAAGACCTGAAGGCAAAAGAGATAGAGCCACCCTAGTATATGAAAATGGAACTATTGTACAAGCCAATGAAGATAGAGGATATGTTATAGCAGATTTAAGTCCAAAGAATAGGGACAAGTCTGCTTTATTCTTGCAAAAGATTGTTGATAGGAATGTGAAGAAATATGAAAGCAAACCTATCAAGATTAAAATAGGTAAATAACAAGGAGGGCAGTATGTCCGAAGAAACTAAAATAGTAGAAGAAACACAAGCAGTAGCAGAAACACCTACACAGGAAGAAAATAACGAAGTCGGTAGTTTAATTGCAGAAAGCAAGAAATATCGAACAAGAGCACAATCAGCAGAAGCTGAGTTGAATGAACTCAAAGAAAACCTCAAACTTCAAGAAACAAAACAGCTTGAAGAAAAAGAGGAGTTTAAATCTTTGTATGAAAAGATGAAGGAAGAAAACTCACAGCTAAAACCTGTAGTAGAACAATTCCAGATTCAAGAAAAACAAAGACGAGAACATCTGCTGTCCCAACTTTCAGATGAAGAACAAGAAATCTATGTAGACCTGCCAACTTTAAAATTGGAATCGCACATTGAAAGAATGGGAAATAAAAAAGTGCAAATATCTGATGCCAAAGAGGTTACTTCAAGTGGTAAGTTTGCTGAAAATGCAAAATGGGCTGATTTGTCCGATAAAGACAGAACAGAAGCTAGGAAGAATCCTAAACTTTGGAAACAGATAGTAGATGGCTATAGAAACTAACAACTAACTATCTTTAAGGAGATATACACATGGCAAATGTAACAACAACAACAGCTGCTAATTTTATTCCTGAAAT